TCAGGCAGGCTGGTGATGCCGGTACATCCCAGCAAAGAAGCATCGCCGCTAATTACGATAGAGCCATTATCATTAACAACATGGTTAATGTTTTTCTTTTTCAAAATATCCACAAAATTAGACATTAAATTTCTCCACACCAGTTTTTAGGTTGAGTTAATCCCTCGCCGCGAGGCGATTAAATTGCACACATAAAGGATTAATTAACGGGAGGCTTCGCCGCCCAGTACGTCGATCAGATTTTTAATTAACGCTGACAGTTCACCAGTAATTAATACGAAATCGGCATCAAATCTCTGGTTAATATCTTCCCGATCAATATCGTCGTTCTGTTCTAATATCGAATCGGATAATTTCAGCTTCTTCAGCACTCCATCATCAGTTAATACAAAGCTGATTTTTTCCTGCCATTCCAGCGCCAGCTTGGTGACCAGTTTTCCTGCTTCTATATGTCCGGCTATTTCATCGGAAATCAGATCCTGTTTCTTGCTCCGCAGGATACCGCCATCTTCCAAAATTGCTTTTAGCTCCGCTTCATCGCGTAAACCGAAGCCTTGCGGAACGGCACCATTGCGAACCCACTCAGTCAGTGTCAATTCGATAGGGCTTTCCATTGTCAGAGGAACTACAGGAAGTGAGCCAAGCGTCTTACGCAATAAAGCCAGTGCGTCTTCCGCTTTCCGTGCGCTGGCGGCATCAACAATAATCAGGTTTGATTTGGTGTCGATCCACAACTGGGTTTTCTGGAATTTACTGAATGCACGTGGCATCAGAGTATGCAGAACTTCATCCTTGATCGCGTCCTTTTCAGTCTTCTTAAGTTTGCGATGATGCTCTAACTCCAACCTTTCAATCTTGGCTGTCAACTCACGCTTTATTACAGGGGAGGGCAACATTTTCTCTTCACGCTGCACTGTGATAATAATTTGGTCGCCAACCCGATGAGCTAATGAATCACCAGTTGGTAACGGTGAAACCCAGCCCATTTTCTGCATGTCATTACTTCCACATGGAGTGAATGCGAAGATTTGCATTTGTTCGGCCAATTTTGATAAATCAACTCCGCGAGACAGCCGGTAGATGATTGCGTTTTTAAAGCTAAGTACGCTCATTGATATCTCCTGCACAAAGATAGTTTTCTCTACACACAAAGGCGGATGCCGGAGTTAAAAAAAACAAATAAACCGATTCATCACTTCAATTTAAATGGATCCGGCATCCGCCTTTATATGCAGTAAAAAAAGTGCGGTGACCCGAGAACCCCTGGTGTGGCATAAACCAGGTCACCGCAAAGACTACACACAGCAATTTCACAGCTATCACGGTCCTAACGTGATTTTGTCGGAAAACCTCGAATCGTTTGCTCAAAAAGTAGCCTAAAAAATTTCGGGGTCGAAAAACATCTGATAACGTGGTTGTAGAACTCAAGTTATTACTAGCGAATCATCCCGTTCTTCTATGCCACGGGCGGCTACATTCATGGGCGTCCTGACTGTTCGCTTGTGATGGTTTGAATATAACCTAAAAATACCCAAAAGCAATACCCTTGGGTATAAAAAGATAATCAGAGTCAGAGCTGAGGTAGGGTGTGTGGGCAGGATTTTTTGCTTGATATTTCCAATAAGCGGTAACAAACTAAAAGAAAAAACTGTATATAATCACAGTTGTACGCACAACTTAGAGAGGGATCATGAAGGAATGTGTCTACGCGGCTTGGATTAGGGTTGAGCCTGGAGTTTATGAAGAAACAACACCAGTGCTGTTAAATGATAATGTACAGGCAGCTAATTCTTATGTCCGAAGCAGTCGTGAAAAATACATTACGACGCCGATGATTCTTACTGTTTTGCCGTCAACGTCAATCAGTGGGGATCGTGGTTCGGTATCGATAAGTTGCTTTTTGCCATTAGAGCCGGGTAATACTTTATAAACTGAATAATTACCATCAATTTCAACAAAAACGTAATCCATTCGACCCGGATTTTCTTTGGTATCAACCACCACTACAGAGCCAGCAGGGAGCTCTTCATAACCAGAGTCATGTTTTAGCTTATATGCCCTGGCATTAGTCGTATCGAGCGAATCAGGCACGGCTGTAAGTTTTGGAGTTATAACGTCACCATCCCAAAAATTAACAACTTTAATCCCCATTCCCTGACTTTGGTCTTCCGTGGTTGATGTGCCCGCATCAACTCGACCTGTCTGGTTCATAGCATTCGTTGCATCCATCTCGCCTTCACCAGTAAGTAGCCATTGAGGGCTTACGTTCAAGGCTTTTGCTATATCGAAAGTCTTTTTAGATGTTTTTGACCTTCCAGATGTGATTTTCCAGACGCTTGGTTGTGACATATCAGCCGCTGCTGCCAAGCCAGCTTGTGTCATTTTTCTTTGTTGCATCGCATACGCGACGCGCTCTGCAAGGGTTTCCATTTTCATGCTCACGAAAATATACCCACGGGTATTTTTCGTCAAATACCCCAAGGCATTGCCTTTGGGTATTTTTAAGGGTATTGTTTCCATGCTTACAAAACCTGAGGTTAATAATTATGGCGCGTGAAGGTATTAAAAGAGCTATCAGAATGGCTGGAAGCCAGAAAAAATTGGCTGACATCCTTGGTGTCTCCCAACCCACGGTGTGGCGATGGTTACACGGCAAAAAAAAACCATCGATTGATAGCGTCAAAACGATCGAAAAAGTCACTGCAGGAACCGTTACCTGTGAAGAACTCCGGCCAGATGTTGACTGGGCATATCGCAGCAGCACTGAGCGAAACCAAAACCAGTAAACGCCATTTCCTTGCCGCATTTTTACGGTAAAGCAGGGCAGGGCGAAACCACAAGAAAAGGTAACTCACTGTGGACAATAAAAACTTTACCGCTCCGGCGGACATAACAGCAGCCATGCACAAGCTGATCACTGAGTTTGCTGGTGGCTACGAAGCAATGGCTCAGCAACTGTCGCATGACGGCACATACAACGCGCTAAGTAATCGCGTTCGGCAGGTGGGCGGGCAAATGGTCCCGCTCGGTATGGCTATTCAGATGGAATCAATTTCAGGAAGAACGGATATCACTCAAGCGATGTGTAAACGCGCTGGTGGTGTGTTCGTAGCGCTGCCTGATATCGATCAGGTGGACAACGAAGAGTTGCTGGTCAAGTTCAATGAACTGCTGGCGTCGCTGGGGATATTTGCTCGCGCACATAACGAATTTACAGCAGATGGCGTGCTGGATCGGGATGAAACCAAACGCATGCGAGCTAAGGGCTATCGGGTCCAGTGCCTGGTCGCTGAAATCATGGTCGTGACAGAGATGTTGTTTGGAGAGGGTGACGCCAGCAGTGTGCAGCCGCTGGCGTCGAGTGCGCGTAATTAATCGGTGTAGAGAAACTAAACGCATGAACATATTACAGCAAAAAACAGGATTACCACAATTTCGTTGCTTGCCACTCGGTGGCGGTAATCCGTCTTCGTTTCGGTATGAGCGGATGATAAAGGGGCGCTGGATACCCTGCAACCACGGGAGAGTGAACGGCATTGTGGGTGTGATTAACCGCAGGGGGTTGGCGTGGACGAACGAATCACTGAACTCGATCGGCGTTACCGCGATCATTACGGAAAAATCGTCCGCGTCGTTGGCTATGACCGCCAAAACGAGCGAGTCATTTATATGCGAGACGGATACGAGCATAAGTGTGTCAGCCCTCTTTGGCTGTTCAGAGAAAAATTCGAGAGGGTGTAATGAGCGTTAAGCTGTCTGCATTTGTCTGGGACGGTTGCGCATCGTCTGGTATGAAACTAGCCGCAGTGGCCATCATGGCTCGTCTGGCTGATTTCTCGTCTGATGATGGCGTTTGCTGGCCCTCAATTGAAACCATAGCGAGGCAGTTGGGAGCGGGGCCGAGCACTGTGCGTACGACGATCGCGAAGCTGGAGAAAGATGGCTGGTTAACTCGCACCCAGCGCAGGAAGGGGAACAGAAACGCATCGAACATGTATCAACTAAACGTTGCGAAGCTCTATGCCGCCGCCCAATCTCACCTGTCAGATTCTGACCCATCAAAATCTGACATATCAAATTCTGACGCCTCAAAATTTGACCCGTCAAAATCGAGCAAAAAAGGCGGTTTTCACCCTCCAGAATCTGGCGGGGATCTGTCAGTAAGATCAAAACAAGATCCATCAGATAAAAAGACTATTGGTCAACCGCCTCCGGCAGCTGACCCGCAGTCAGAAAATTCAAAAATTGATTATCCGGCTGTTCTGGACGCCTACCATACGACATTGCCAGAAATCCCCAAAGTTCTGGAAATGACCGATGACCGCCGTAAGAAACTGCGAGCCCTGTGGACTAAGTACGATTTCAACCTTGAGCGCTGGACTGCGTATCTGCGTTACATCTCGAAGCATTGCCGCTGGATGCTTGAAAACCGTGCTGACACATCAACCGGCCGCACCTGGCGCAAGAAAAACTTCGACTACCTGATCACCGAGAAATGCTATCTGGCCGTCAAGGAAGAGCGTGCCAACGATCTGCCAAAAGTTGAATGTGCTGACGTGGCCAATCGTGAAGAAGCGTTCACCCGTCTGGTGTCATCAAAAGGCAAACCTAAAAACCGGACAGAGGAAATTGCTCAGGCCGAAGCTGGCCGTGCAGGGCTGGGACGGATGAACGCATTTCAGGCTATGCAGGCATGGAAAACTATTTGGGCATCAGCTGCTCATCAGGCTGGGGAAGAAGAATTGCGGAGGCTGGCATCATGATTCTGGACGACATCGAATTAGCAAAGGAACTCGAAGAAAAGCAGCTTTGGCGTCGTGCTGCTCGTCAGTGGCTGACGGTTATGGATCGGACAAAGGGAACCACGGAGCGCGGACTGGTAGCAACCCGTCGATCAATTTGCCTTTCCCGTGCTCGTATTTCCACACAGCAATACAGCGGTGTCCGGGTTATGACGGCAGCGGGAGGCGTACTCCATGACTGACTTTTCCCAAACTGACTATGTAAAGGCGCTGAATGGCTACAAGGCTGAAATTGCTCACGAGCTGAAGGATGTTGGCGATCAGTGGTGCACGCCTGATCCGCTTTTCTGGGGTATCAATGCGATGTTTGGTCCGTTAGTTCTGGATCTGTTCAGCGACGGTGAAAACTCAAAATGCCAGGCGTATTACACCGCAGAAGATAACGCGCTGGCGCAAGACTGGTCCGTCCGACTGGCTGAACTGAACGGCGCCGCATTCGGAAACCCGCCGTATTCCCGTGCTAAGCAGTACGACGGGCAATACATCACTGGTATGCGCCACATCATCGATCATGTTATAGCAATGCGTGAGCTGGGTGGGCGCTACGTATTCCTCATCAAATCCGCTACATCCGAGGTTTGGTGGCCGGAACAAGCCGATCACATTGCGTTTATCCGTGGCCGTATTGGTTTCGATCTGCCGATTTGGTTCAAACCGAAGGACGAAAAACAGGTTGCGACCAGCGCATTCTTTGCCGGCGCTATAGCTGTTTTTGACAAGCAGTGGTGTGGACCTGCAATGACCTACATCGAACGTGATCGGCTGTACGCGCAGGGTGAAGCATTCATGGCGCAGATCCGCAGAGAGGCGGAACGGCTGGTACCACAACAGCAACCGATCATCATTCCTGATACTGAAAATACTGTCTGGCCCGCAGAGGTTAATTTCCTTTTCGCTCAGGTTCCAACCGCGAACGATTTGCCAGCCAGTTTGCAAAACAAACTTCGCAGCCACGTCAATCGCCTGAAACTCGAAGGCGTCTCTGACACCGCAATCATAACTATCGCAGAAGCGCTAACCGCATCTATGGGAGCAGCAGCATGAAGGAAATTATTGTTGATAACTTTGCAGGTGGTGGTGGTGCTTCAACGGGGATCGAGATGGCAATTGGTCGCAGTGTTGATATCGCTATTAATCACGATCCTAACGCGATTGCGATGCACACAACGAATCACCCTGAAACGTTGCACTATTGCGAAAGTGTTTTTGATATCGATCCAGTAGCTGCGACTTCTGGCCGTCCGGTTGGACTTGCTTGGTTTAGTCCCGATTGCCGCCACTTTTCTAAAGCCAAAGGCAGCAAGCCAGTGAAAAAAGAGATTCGCGGCTTAGCGTGGATAGTGTTGCGTTGGGCGCTAGCGGTTCGTCCGCGCGTGATGATGCTGGAGAATGTTGAAGAGTTTAAAACATGGGGGCCGTTGCTGACCAATGCGGATGGCACGCAACAGCCCGATACGGCGCGCTCAGGGGAAACGTTTGAAGCGTTCTGTGGCATGTTGTCGGGTGGAATTCCTGCCGGTCATCCAGCACTGGCCGAGGCATGCGAATTTCTGGGGATTGAGCCAGCTAGCGAGCAGGGCAAACAGCTTATTCGCGGGCTGGGCTACGACATTGATTATCGTGAGTTACGTGCGTGTGACTATGGCGCGCCAACGATCCGTAAACGCTTTTTTATGGTGATGCGTTGCGATGGCCAGCAAGTTACATGGCCGGAGGCTACGCACGGCGACCCGAAATCACCTGCAGTGCAAGCAGGAAAATTGCAACCGTGGAGGACGGCAGCGGAATGCATAGACTGGTCAATTCCATGCCCGAGCATCTTTGAACGTTCCCGTCCGCTGGCGGAAAACACCTTGAAGCGTATTGCGCGTGGTTTAGAGCGGTTCGTTATCAACAATCCGAATCCGTTTATCGTGAAATGCAACCACACATCAACGAAAACCCGCTATGACTGTTTCCGCGGTCAGTCGCTCGATGAGCCATTGCAGACGATCACCAAGAAGCACGGCTATGCAGTAGTTGCACCATACATTGCCCGCATTGGGCAAACTGGGTTTGGTGGCGACAGAATGGCATACGATGCTGAAACTCCATTAACGACAGTCACTAGCAAAAATGAACATTTGCTGGTGGCTCCCGTTATTGCTCGTCAGTTCGGTAACAGCGTAGGCCACGGAGCCGACGAACCCAACGGGACGATCACCGCTGGAGGTGGTGGAAAATCGCAGTTGGTTTCGGCATTCCTCGCTAAACACTTTGGCGGAAATTATACCGGCGCAGGTGTAGCGATGGATGAACCCGCCTACACGGTAACAACCACAGATCACCACGCGCTCGTTACATCAAATCTCATCAAGATGCGTGGCACAAACACAGGCCAGCGCACTGATACACCACTACAAACCGTTACCGCTGGCGGCAACCATTTCGGTGAAGTACGGGCTTTCTTGTTGAAGTATTACGGCAACGAGAAAGAGGGCGTTAGCCTGAATGATCCGTTACACACAGTCACGACGAATGACCGCTTCGGACTGGTGACAGTCGAAGGTATTGACTATCGGATCGTCGATATTGGTATGCGTATGTTGCAGCCGCATGAGCTTTACGCCGCTCAGGGTTTCCCTGATTGGTACATCATCGATCAAGATTTTCGCGGCGTGAAATACGCAAAGGACAAACAAGTAGCAAGATGCGGCAACGCTGTACCCCCTCCTTTTGCTGAAGCGCTGGTGCGTGCAAATCTACCTGAAATTTGTGCTGAACAGGAAGGAGTGGCTGCATGAAACTCATTCTTCCATTCCCACCCAGCGTAAACACCTACTGGCGATCCCCTTCATCCGGTCCGTTGGCGGGTCGTCACCTTGTCAGTGCAAAAGGGCGTGCATTCCGTACCCAGGCTATCGCATGTGTTTTAGAGCAGCTTCGTTGCAAACCCAAAGCCATTACTTCGCTGGTGGCCGTCACAATCACGTTTTACCCGCCCGATCGCCGTACACGGGATATGGATAACTATCTGAAGGCTCCACTTGATGCGCTGACACATGCTGGTGTGTGGGCTGATGACAGTCAGATTAAGCGAATGCTGTTGGAATGGGGGCCTGTAACGAAAGGCGGTAAAGCGGAGATAGTGATCAGTGATTTTCAGGGGGCAACATGGTGACCAAGGCAGAAATGCAGCAATCCATAACGTCACTGGAGCGTGAAAACTCCGCGCTGAAAACCCTTCTTAGCAGAATGGAACGAGAGTTGCGTGGAAAACCATTGCCGGAGGACATGCCACCAAAACCAATCCCATCAATGATTCTCGGTTTGATGCGTGAATACAAACTGCCGTGGGAATGCTTCTGGTGCGATAAACACCGAGACTGGTTTGTTATTCTGGACTCGTGCTTCCCTCACTACTGGGACGAATGTGAGTGCCACTCCTGCATGAGCGCCGATCCGCATGGAGGGTGTTGAATGAGGGCATTACTGAGAACCGTTACAGTGCCTGAACTAGGACAAGTTATATTGCGTCCAGGCAGGGAGTTGCTGTCGCTATTTACTGGTCGCGTGCTGGTGGTTAGTGAGCCTGATGAGCTCAAAGGGCTTCCGTCTGGCTTGCTGCCAAGCCAAGAGCAACAACTCGCCAATGATCCGCGCTGGCGTTCATTCCTCACGAACGAGCGCGTGATAAACGCTGCTGGCGGCACTGATAGCCTTATTCACTGGCTAAATCAGTCGATGGTCTGCCAACGTGACAGTGAATACCACACAAAGAATTTCATCACTCTTAAATATGGCCATAGCGCCATTCGTCTGTGTTGGCACTGCGACAATCTGGTACGTGAACACGAAACACCAGCGCTGAATGAACTGGCCGATCGCAACGCTGCTGAATGGGTAATTCATCAATCCAGAATCTGGTTAATGCTGCCGGAAGGCCATCAGGTCACATCACACGAACTGAGCTGGTGGGCGGTAGTGAAAGGTGTTTCTGACTTGCTGCCAGCTCATGCAATACGCATCAGTCTGCGTATGCCTGCGCCAGAAGAAAAAGAGGGACCACAGCGAGAGTGTGATATCGAATGGACAACACCAGTGCGGGACATCATTGATGAACGCATAGAGCGTGTTAAGCCAGTTATTAAGCTGGTTGAGGATGCCGAGCCACCAGCGGGATTTATGCTGCGCCCAAAGTTGAAGCGCATGGAATGCGAGAAATACACTCGTTGGGTGAAGTCACAGCAATGTGCATGCTGTTGCGCTCCTGCTGATGATCCGCACCACGTAATTGGTTACGGGCTCGGCGGAATGGCAACAAAAACGCATGACCTGTTTGTTATTCCTCTGTGCCGCCGTCACCACGACGAACTACACAGGGATGTAACGGCATGGGAAGCGGAATATGGCAGTCAGTTACTTTTATTGGTCCAGACCCTCAACCGTGCATTGGGGATCGGGGCTATTTCAATCGGGAAACTAAAAGGTGTAGAGAATGCGTGATATTCAATTGGTTTTGGAGCGCTGGGGCGGTTGGGCCTCCTCAGATTGCTCAGGGGTTGATTATTCTTCTATAGCTGCGGGATTTAAGGGGTTATTAATTCAAACAGGAAAGAGCAGACTGATGTGTACAGATGATGACGCACTAATCATTGAGAGTTGCTTATATCAGTTGAAGAAGAAACGACCAAATGAGCATTCCTTGCTGGTAGCGCACTATTTGTATGGTATATCGAAAAGAGCAATCGCAAGAAAGTGCGGAAAAGATGAAAAACTTATTAGGATTGAAATGCAGGTAGCGGAAGGGTTCATCGGCGGCTGCCTTGCAATGCTGGATGTGAAGTTAGATATGGATTGTTGAAAAGGTTTAACTGCAGCCCTGTTAAATTAGGGCTGCACGATCTATGCAATTAAGGCGCACTACTGTAGAAAAATGAGCTAAGTTTAACATTGCATTTTTTTGCGTACTTCTGAAACATGGGTACCATGTCATTTACATCTTCATCTTTAAATGTAATCTTCTTCTGGGTCTCGTTTTTATCAACATATGATCTATCTGCGATGTGTAGATATTGTGGTGCGAATGATATTTCATCCAGAAACTTTTCTATATTTTCACTTATGCCTGAGACGATCACTGAAATAAAACCCTCGCCATCAAAGGAGGGTTGCTTCGTTGATTTCATGACTAACTTTTCTATACTATCAAGCCGTTGCATTATGTATTTGTCAGCAGTTAAAGTCTCAGTAGACTCCTTGATGATTATTGACTCCGCTACTCTATATACAGGATTGTCGGGCTTATTTTCTAACAATGCAGAGTCAATAGCTGCGGACAGTACAGGTTTAAGCTCATGAGCGCCAGCCATGTCGTTTCTATAAAAAGTTGTTCTCTCATCTGAAATATCGAATGGTAAAATTGTACCTTCTTCAGCGATAGCTACAACAGGCAACCTCTTGCAGTGTCTTACTGCAAGTTCATACATTACATTTGGATTTAATTCTGTCAGGTTTGCGATTACAAGATCATCTTGAAGGAGATGTTCAATCACCTGCTTTGTGATAGAGCCTTGCGCAGATATCTCATGAGCGACGAAAACCTCTATCTTTTTTTCCTCAAGCAGGGGGCGGATTACCGCATCAAGTATGCCTTGCGCTCTCCTGCGCGTGGTTGATTCTTTCCCCCCGATCGGGGTAACAACAAAACATTTTTTAGGTGTAGACATGCAGTGCCTTAAAGAAAATTACTAACCTATGAAAGCTGTATCTCCTTTGTACTAAATAATTAATAAAAAAACATTAGCGCGGTCCGCAAAATATGTATTATTGTGATAAGAGTAGTCGCGACGTTAAGCGGCTTATCAGACTAAAATCCCGATCCGATCTGTCTTTAACTCTATGCTGTGCAGCATGCGCAGGAATGTAATCCAGTTTAATAAAGCTAATCTATCCCTTTGAGTACACTCTGTATGTGTCGAGCTACACAGCTGACCACACATAAACGTACTAACTTTCATAAAGGGATACATCGCATGAAAATGAATTTCATCAAGTTACTACCCGTTTTGCTTCTGGGCGCTTGCTCAACGTACCAACCTCAAGAGACAGCCGAACAACAACCTACGCAGCAAGCTGAAATTGCAGCTCCCGCACCAGCTCCTGCTCGTCAGGCAAGTGTTGCCGCAGTTGCTGCGGTGTCGAAAGATAACTGTCTCGTGGGCTGCCCTGTAGGCGGAAGTTCCCAGACGCTAATTCGTGATGCATATACGCTGAACAATAATAGCGGAACAAAATTCGCGAACTGGGTCGCGTATAAAATGACTTCATCAAGTCAGGCAAGTGGCCGTTCACGCACCTGGCGTCAAGACCCAGATCTACCAGCGTCAGATACGCTGGCCCCAGCAGCATACACCGGAGCAAACGCTGCGTTAGCTGTTGACCGTGGACACCAGGCTCCGCTGGCTGGGCTCGGCGGATCATCTGATTGGCAATCTCTGAACTATCTATCAAACATCACGCCGCAGAAAGCAGCGCTGAATCAGGGGGCGTGGGTAAGGCTGGAAGATAAAGAGCGTGCGTTATCCAATACCACAGCGGTTTATACAGTCACTGGCCCACTATTTGAGAAAAACATTGCAACGCTGCCTAATGCGGCCGGAGTCCAGATTCCGAGTGGTTATTGGAAAATTCTGTTCACCGGCTCAAGTCCGGCTGCTGGCAAATTTGCTGCATTCATCATGGATCAGAACACACCGCGTGCGGCTAACTTCTGTAATTTCCAAGCGACAGTAAGTCAGATTGAACAAAAAACGGGGCTAACAATCTGGTCATCGCTTCCTGCGAATGTAGCCAACACAATCAAGTCACAAAAGGGCGCTCTTGCGAGTGACCTCGGCTGTTAATACCGCCCAGCACTAACTAATCAATAAATCACATAGCCCGCTGTAAGTAAGCGGCGGGCTTTCTTTTCCCCTCGTTCAGAGAGGATGCACAGCAATAGAGGGGGCTAAATGTCCGAACCTTTTACCAGTACCGGCGCTGCTGGTTCTGCGCTGGCGGGTGCCAGTTTATACGGGATTCTGACCGGAACAGATTACGGGGTGGTATTCGGCGCGTTTGCCGGAGCCGTATTTTACGTTGTAACCGCTGCCGAGTTGACGGCATTCAGACGTATCGCATATTTCGTCGTTTCATATATTGCGGGCGTTCTGTGTGCTGGGCTGGTGGGCTCTAAGCTCTCCGCGCTGACTGGATACAGTGATAAGCCTCTTGATGCTCTCGGTGCAGTAATCGTTTCGGCGTTAGCTATCAAAATCCTTACCTGGTTCAACAATCAGGATATGGACAGCGTATTGAGTACGCTATCCCGATTTAGGGGAGGTGGTGGAAATGGCAGCTCTCGTTAACGTCATTATCTGCGCGGTGATAGTTGTCCTGCTGATGTTCTATCGAAAGAACGGAGCGAGACACCGCCCATTAATTTCATGGCTGGCCTACCTGCTGATTCTGGTTTATGCAAGCGTTCCGTTTCGCTACCTGTTCGGCTATTACGATGCCGGCTGGCTGGTGGTGGCTGTAAACCTAATTATCTGCGCAGCCATGCTGAAAGCTCGTGGAAATGTGGCACGTCTTATAGATGCATTGAGGTACTAATGAATCAATCACAATTTCAAATGGCGGCTAATATCAGCGCCGAGCTGGCTGCGCGTTGGTATCCGGTCATCAAGGACGTTTTCGATGTGTACGGAATTAACCAGCCAGTGGCACAAGCGATGTTTATTGCTCAAGTGGGCCACGAGTCAGCCGGATTTTCTCACATCGTTGAGTCGTTCAACTACAGCCAGAATGGTTTGAGAGCGACGTTCGGCCATCGGTTGAGTGCTGACCAGATTTCAATGCTAGGGCGTCAGCCCGGTGAAAAATCTGTTCCTCTCAATCGGCAGGCGGCAATAGCTAATCTGGTTTATGGCGGGAGAATGGGGAACAAGGCAGCAGGTGACGGCTGGAACTTCCGTGGGCGCGGGTTGATTCAAGTCACAGGTGCGACGAACTACATGCATTGTGGTGCGGTATTGGGCTTGGATTTGACTGCTAAACCTGAACTATTAGAACAGGACATTTATGCGATGCGTTCTGCCGCGTGGTTCTGGAATTCACGCAAATGCGGTGCAGTAGCTGATGACGTTGTTGCTGTAACCCGATTGATAAACGGCGGGAGTAACGGGTTGGCCGATCGGCGTGAGCGCTTCGAACGTGCTCGACAGGTTCTGGTATGAGTATCATCCCTAACTGGAAATTAGCCACTGGTACGCTGGTGGCTGGAATCATTGCTGGTGGCGCATTCTGCTGGTGGATCACATCAACGAGTTATGACGCTGATATAGCGACACTGAAAAGCGAACACGCTCTGGCACTGAAATCTGTATCAGATAAAGCGGCAGCAGATAGCGAATCGGCTCGCGGCCGTGAGCACAACTTTCAGCAGCAAATAGCAGCCTTAGGCGCTGAACACACAAAGGAGCGGGAAGATGCGAAACGTGAAGCGGATCGTCTGCGTAATGATATTGTCAGCGGCCAGCGTCGCGTGCAGTTCGCCAGCGCCGATCTTGCAACCTGTGAGCTCAGCTCGGGAGCAGTACGCAGCGCCAGCAGCCTGGGCAATGCAACCGCCGTCAAACTCTCTCCAGCTGCTGGACGAAACATTCTCGATATCAGAGCCTTAATAAAAGACGATCAGGCCAAGTTGGTTTACCTACATGAGTATATCCGTGCGCTACAACAGCAGGGCGTGATCGCCAACTAATCGGTATCCGATTTAATGACTCCGCTGAACGGGATTATTTCACCATGAGGCACCAATTTGGTTTATTAGTAGATGGCAGAGGCCAATAGTAAGAAGTAACACATAACATATTTAATCGGGTGCGCGAGACTCCGGCCTCCGGTATGGTCAAAGCGTGACGCTGCTATAGCGACTGGTGGTGCAGACGGCCAATACCAGGATCGTTCATGGGTTCGACTCCTATCCCGATTACCACCTTTAGCCCTGGCATCTGCCGGGGCTTTTCTTTGGGGTATCCGATGCCAGCACGAATCCCTCGCGCATGTCGCAAGCACGGCTGCGCTGCAACAACAACAGACCGCTCAGGCTACTGTGAGCAACACCGTAATGAAGGTTGGCAACAGCACCAACAAGGTAAGAGCAGGCATGAGCGGGGCTATGGTCGCCCGTGGGATATCATTCGCGCCCGCATTCTGAAACGCGATAATCACTTGTGTCAGGAATGCCAGCGCAATGGTCGTGCAGTAGAAGCTAAGACGGTTGACCACATCAAAGCCAAGGTGCGTGGGGGTACAGATGATGATTCGAACCTTGAAAGCCTGTGCTGGCCCTGTCATCGCACCAAAACGGGGCGCGAACGGATTAAATGATAATTGTTATCACCACCATTCAAATGAGAATGAATATCAATACCGTCAGGGGGAGGGGGAGGTCAAATCCCTGAGCCCAGCCGCCCCCAGTACCGCCGCCTAACCTTTTTTTACACCGCCGCAGGTTAGAAAACTTTTTTTGGGGTCCCCCAACAGAACATTAATAGGAGCTTTCAATTATGTCTGGACCACCGAGAACCCCGACAGCTCTGCGTTTGGTGAAGGGGAACCCATCCAAAAGAGCTTTAAATAAAGCAGAGCCTAAACCACCTTCAGGGGTCCCCCCTGTTCCGAAGCATTTTAACAAGCAGGAAAAGTACTGGTTCAAACGCATAGGCGAAGAATTAAACTGCTCAAAGGTGATTACCCGATTAGATGGTATGGCTCTTGAGCTTTTAATTGGGGCGTATGTTGAATGGCGAAAACACCGTGATGTGATCGATCAGGTTGGTGAAACCTATAACGTTACGAACATGGCTGGGGAAACTCTGGTTAAGGCTCATCCGCAGGTTGCGATGATGTCGGATGCCTGGAAGAGACTCAGGGCAATGATGACTGAATTCGGCATGACACCATCCTCTCGCAGCAAAGTAGGTGTTGGCGAAGAAGGTCAGGGCGACCCACTTGAAGAATTTTTGAAAAAGCGCAAATGATGAATGGCAACCGTTCAAGCTGGAATTCAGTACGCGGAAAGCGTGCTGGCTGGCGAGATCGTTGCTGGCGAATTGGTACGCCTTGCGTGCCGTCGATTCCTTAACGATTTGGAGCATGGGCCGGAGCGCGGCATCTACTTCGACGAGGATCGCGCCCAGCACATTCTCGACTTTTATGATTTTGTTCCTCACGTTAAAGGGGCGCTGGCGGGTAAGCCGATAGTGCTGATGCCTTGGCATATTTTTATTCTGATTAATCTCTTTGGCTTCGTTATCCCGCTGATCGATGAAATGACTGGCAGAACGGTGCTGGATGAAGACGGCGAGACAGTAATGGTTCGCCGTTTCCGTACCTCATATGACGAAGTGGCACGTAAGAACGCCAAGTCCACGCTTTCATCTGGTATTGGGTTGTATATGACCGGCGCGGATGGTGAGGGTGGTGCGGAGGTGTATTCCGCAGCTACGACACGCGATCAGGCACGAATTGTTTTTGATGATGCCAAAAACATGATCAAGAAAGCACCCAGAACACTCGGGCGTCTTTTTGGTCATGTAAAGCTGAATATTCATCAGGAACGAACCGCTTCAAAGTTTGAGCCGCTTTCCAGTGATGCTAACAACCTCGACGGTCTGAACATTCACTGCGGGATAGTGGACGAGCTCCACGCTCATCGCACCCGTGATGTATGGGACGTACTGGAGACTGCGACTGGAGCACGCCTTCAGTCTCTTCTGTTCGCGATCACTACCGCAGGGACTAACAAGGAAGGTATCTGCTTCGAGCAACGCGACTACGCAATCAAAGTGTTGCGCGGTGTGGTGGACGATGACACGTATTTTGCAGTGATTTACACCCTCGACGAAGGTGACGATCCCTTTGATGAAGCAAACTGGCCAAAAGCAAATCCAGGCTTAGGTGTCTGCAAACGCTGGGATGATATGCGACGCTTGGCTAAAAAGGCCAAAGAGCAGATCGCCGCTCGCCCTAACTTCTTCACCAAGCATTTGAATATCTGGGTAACAGCTGAAAGTGCCTGGATGGATATGGATCGCTGGGGAAAAATGCGCGGTATTGCGGCTGAAGATCAGCGCAGGCACTGGCCAATGTGGCTAGGTGTAGACCTTGCAAACAAAATCGATATCTGTGCTGCGGTTAAGGCATGGCAGGATCCGCAGGGTGAAACCCACATTCAACCGAGGTTCTGGATACCTGAGGGGAGACTTGAAACAGCTCCTAACCATATCGCAGAGTTGTACCGAAAATGGGCGGATGCCGGACATCTGCAACTGACGGATGGGGACGTTATCGATCATGGTCTTATTAAGGCTGAAATCGTTGAATGGGTACGGGGGGAAACACTAAATGAAATCGCTTTTGACCCGTGGAGCGCAACTCAATTCAGTCTGGCGCTGGCCGATGAGGGCTTACCGCTGGTGGAAGTGGCTCAGACAGTCAAAAATTTGTCTGAGGCGATGAAGTCAGTGCAGGCTGAGGTTTACGGCAACAAAATTCACCATGACGGCAACCCTGTTATGACCTGGATGATGTCGAACGTAACGGTTAAACCGGATAAAAACGACAACATTTTCCCCAATAAATCCACACCCGAAAACAAAATCGATGGTCCTGTCGCGCTTTTCACTGCGAAGAGCCGACTGCTGGTTAACGGTGGAGAGCAACAACCATCACTGTCAGACCACATTACGAGCCACGGTATACGCTCACTTTAACGAGGCATCTTATGATTCTTGCGATCCTCGCCCCTTTAATCGGGGTGATTGGCGCGTTATTGCTGTCTTTTGGCGTATGGCTGGTCTACGCGCCAGCTGGCTACATATCAGGTGGGGTTCTTTGCCTTCTCTGGTCGTGGCTGGTCTCTCGCGCTATGGGGGCTCCAGCCCCTGCTAAGAGAGGGGGAGAGTAATGTTTTTCCCTTCAATGTTTAAAAGCAGCGCCGCTGACTCTACTCCAGTCACTACGCCAGCTGAGCTAGCTGAACTTGCAGGTCTCACTTACGACACTTACACAGGTAAACACGTAAGCAGCCAGAAAGCGATGAGACTTACCGCTGTCTTTGGCTGTATCAGGGTACTGGCTGAGTCGATCGGCATGCTGCCCTGCAACCTGTATAAAGCGACAGGAAATGGAAAGGAAAAAGCGGTAAGCGAGCGCTTATTTAAACTGCTTTCACTGAAGCCTAACGGTTATATGACGCCTCAGGAGTTTTGGGAGTTGTTGATCGTTTGCCTCTGCTTACGTGGCAATTTTTACGCCTACAAAGTGAAAGTGTTGGGTGAGGTTGTTGAGTTGTTACCGCTGGACCCCGGACGTGTTCAGCCAAAATTAAACAGCAAGTGGGAGCCTGTTTACCAGGTCACATTCCCCGATGGTTCTACGGATGTTTTGGGACAGGATGATATCTGGCATGTTCGCATTCTCACACTCGACGGCCTAGTCGGTCTGAACCCTATCGCTTACGCCCGTGAAGCTATCGCACTTGGACTAGCCACCGAGGAGCATGGCTCGCGCCTGTTCAAGAACGGTGCAGTTACCTCCGGTGTTCTACGCACCGACCAGACCCTTACAGACGATGCTTACGGGCGTTTGAAGAAAGATTTTGAAGAACGTCATACGGGGTTAGGTAACGCACACCGTCCAATGATCCTTGAAATGGGGCTCGACTGGAAATCAATGGGGCTGAATGCCGAAGACAGCCAGTTTCTTGAAACCAGAAAATTTCAGCTTGAGGAAATTTGCCGCTTGTATCGCGTCCCGATGCACATGGTGCAGAACACCGACAGGGCCACATTTAGCAATATCGAAAACCTCGGAATTGGCTTTATCAATTATTCATTGGTGCCTTATATGACGCGTATTGAACAGCGTATCAATATTGGGCTCGTTAAAGAATCAAAGCAGGGGACGTTCTACGCAAAATTCAACGCAGGAGCGTTGCTGCGTGGTGACATGAAATCCCGCTTCGATGCCTACGCAACTGCAATCAACTGGGGCATGTACTCACCTAATGATTGTCTGGAGCTTGAAGATCGTAATCCACGCCCAGGCGGTGATGTTTATCTTACGCCGATGAACATGACGACTAAGCCGTCAGACAGCAGCAAGAACAAAACAACAGAGGAACAGCATCATGCCGATGACTAAACAGCGGCTGGATATTCCGCTACAGCTAAAGTCTGTCAGCGACAGCGGAGAGTTTGAAGGTTATGGCTCTGTTTTTGGCGTCAAGGACAGCTACGACGATGTGGTGATTCCGGGAGCATTCTCCGCATCGCTGCAAGCCTGGAAAGAAAAGAACTCGCTGCCTGCCTTGCTCTGGCAACACAGGGTGGATGAACCTATCGGTATATATACCGAAATGAAAGAGGACGAAGTCGGTTTGTACGTTAAAGGCCGGCTACTCATTGATGACGACCCTCTTTCTAAACGTGCACATGCCCATATGAAGGCCGGTTCTTTAACCGGCCTTTCTATTGGTTACATGTTGAAAGACTGGGAATACGACCGAACCAAAGAAGTGTTTCTGCTGAAGGAAATCGATCTCTGGGAGGTAAGCCTTGTCACGTTCCCGTCGAATGATGAGGCGCGTGTCAGTGATGTTAAAAGTGCTCTGGCACGCGGTGAAACACCATCCCAGAAAAGTATTGAACGAGTCCTGCGCGATGTTGGGCTCTCACGCACCCAGGCTAAAGCATTCATGGCTGGGGGCTACAGCGCGATCAGTCAGCGTGATGCTGATGTGTCCGCTGGACTGAATGCACTTAAATCCCTGAAATTCTGAACCGGAGATCAACAACATGGCAGTAGAACAGAAAGATGTAGAGCAGGTCGCGCAGGAACTGCAAGCGAAGTTTGATGCGTTCAAAGAAAAGAACGATAAGCGCCTTGAAGCTGTTGAACAGGAAAAAGGCAAACTGGCTGGTGAGGTGGAAACCTTAAACGGCAAGTTGTCTGAGTTGGACGAACTGAAGTCTGCTTTGGAAGAAGAACTGAAGCAGGTGAAACGTCCGGGTGGCGGCACCGAAAGTAAAGCTGCAGCCGAGCACAAAAGCGCATTTATGCAGTTCGTCCGTAAAGGCCAGGAAGATGGCCTGCGTGAGCTAGAGCAGAAAGCGCTTCAGACAGGAGCGGATGCTGACGGTGGTTATGCAGTGCCTGAAGAGTTGGATCGCACGCTTCTGGATGTTCTCAAAAACCAAGTGATTATGCGTCAGGAAGCGAACGTTATCACCGTAGGCACCAGTGATTATAAAAAACTGGTAAACCTCCATGGAGCAGGTTCTGGTTGGGTTGGTGAAACCGATGATCGCCCAGCCACAGATACACCAAAGCTTGCCCAGATCGTACCGTTTATGGGTGAGTTGTATGGCAACCCACAAGCTACCCAGACCATGCTCGATGATGCGTTCTTCAACGTAGAAGAGTGGATCAACAGCGAACTCGCGTTGGAGTTTGCTGAGAAGGAGGAGGTAGGTTTCACCACTGGTAACGGCACGCTCAAGCCAAAAGGCTTCCTGGCTTATCCGTCAGTACTTACCGATGATAAAACCCGCGCCTTCGGAACTCTGCAGCACATTTTGTCCGGCGCAGCTGCTGGTATTACTGCAGATGCGATCATCAAACTGGTTTATACCCTGCGCAAAGTTCACCGCACCGGCGCGAAGTTCATGATGAACAACAACTCACTGTTTCAGGTTCGTATCCTGAAAGATAGCGACGGTAACTATCTGTGGCGTCCCGGTCTTGAGCTGGATCAGCCCTCCACCTTGGCTGGCTACGGTGTTGCGGAAAATGAGCAGATGCCAGATGTGGCTGCGGATGCAAAGTCTATCGCTTTCGGTAACTTCAAGCGTGGCTATACGATCGTGGATCGTATCGGCACCCGTGTTCTGCGCGACCCTTATACCAACAAGCCATACGTTGGTTTTTACACCACCAAGCGCACTGGCGGCATGCTGGCAGATTCTCAGGCAATTAAATTGCTACAGATCGGCGCATAAGTGTAATTGCGGGGTTTCGGCCCCGCGTTATTCAGGAGTGACGCATGCTTAATTTATTAAAAGACCTGAAGTGGTCACCTGACGGTTGCACCGTTCAGACAATTAGCGCTGGCTCTTATCAGGGCGATGAATTTCCAACGCGTGCGATGGAGATCGCTGAACAGCTTGGCATTATTGAAACTGTTGCCAGTAACGATGGGCAGGTTAATGCTGGTGAGCAGCCAGAGCAGCCAGAGCAGCCAGAGCAGCCAGAGCAGCCAGAGCAGCCAGAGCAGCCAGAGCAGCCAGAGCAGCCAGAGCAGCCAGAGCAGCCAGAGCAGCCAGAGCAGCCAGAGTCCAAGAAAAGCAAAAAATAACCCGATTCGTCGGGTTTTCTTTGGAGATGAATATGGTCCCCTCACTCGAAGAACTGCGGGCGCAGTGCCGTATTGATGCTGACGACAGCAGTGAAGACATGCTTCTGACAATCTATGCGGAATCTGGCAGGGATAAGGCGGAAAAGTACCTTAATCTTCCGTTATTTGATGCATCTGTGCCAGAAGATGCCGAAAAAGGCATGGTGATTAATGCTGGCGTAAAGCTGGCGATCATGCTGGCGGTTGGTCACTGGTACGAGAATCGGGAACAGACGAGAGAGGGACAATTGAATGAAATCCCTATGGGTTTTTATAGCTTGCTGGATGATTACAGGTGGAGGCCTGGCACATGAAAGCCGGACGACTACGTCACCGCGTCACTATCCAAAATTTCACAACAACGCGTGATGCTGGCGGGCAACCAGTTGAAACATGGAACGATGGCGCGGCAGTCTGGGCTGAGGTTGCCCCAGTCAGCGGGCGGGAGTTAGTTGCGTCAGGTGCAGCATCAGCCGAAGCAACAATTCGTGTGTGGATGCGGTTTCGTCGAGATGTTTCTGCTGCTTCCCGCTTGCTGTGTCTCAATGGCCCATTTAAGGGGCTGACACTAGATATCATTGGTCCACCAATTCCAGACGGTAAAGGCACCCGTCTGGAAATACTGTGCAAACAGGGGGTGAAGCGTGATTGATTTCAACCTCGATTTTTCCGGCCTGAACGATATCGCCAAGGACTTGGAAAAACTGAGTCGGGCCGAAAACAACAAGGTGCTACGTGATGCCACTCGCGCCGGTGCTGAGGTGTTGAAAGAAGAGGTTATTGCGAGAGCTCCTTCCAAAACTGGAAAATTGAAAAAAAACGTCGTTGTGGTCACGCAGAAAGCAAAACGCCGTGGTGAGATTTCATCAGGCGTGCATATTCGCGGTGTAAATCCCCGAACGGGTAACAGTGACAATAAAATGAAGGCAAATAACCCGCGTAATGCGTTCTACTGGCGATTTGTTGAAATCGGCACGGTTGATATGCCTGCGCACCCGTTTGTTCGACCTGCGTTCGACGTGAGGCAGGAAGACGCCGCAAACGCTGCCATCGCCAGAGCTAATCGCGCTATTGATGAGGTGCTGAGTAAATGACGGAAACCGATATTTACCCGTTAATCTCCGCGCTGGCTGGCGGTAACGTTTATCCGTATGTCATCCCGCTGAATAGCGAGGGTGAACCGGCTATTTCCGCGCCGTGGGTGGTATTTTCGTTCGTGTCTCAGCCGTCCGCTGATGTGCTGTGCGGTCCTGCTGAAACAACATCATCTGTTCAGTTTGACGTGTACGCGAAAACCATCGCTCAGGCGCGCGAAATTTGTAGCGAGGTCATTGATGCATTATCGCCATTGGCTCCGGGCAACCAGATGCTGACACATGGGCATGACTCTGATACAGGGTTGTACCGATCAACAGCAGAGCTTCAGTTCATCGACTAACCCCCACGTAATCATTATCCCGACCCGCCATTGAGCGGGTTTTTTTATTTGGAGAAATCCCCATGTCTGCACTTTATGAAAAGTCACAGAAAACGGTAATCAAAATCTCCTCAGCGCCAACGACGCTGGAGGGTATCGAGTCAGCTACGTTTCTTGATCTGAGTTGTACCATTAAGGAAATTCAGTTCACTGGTGGACAGAAAAACGACATCGACGTAACGACGCTCTGCTCGGATGAAATGGAAAACATTAACGGCCTGCCAGCGCAGTCTGAAATTTCATTGTCTGGTAACTTTTATCGTAATGCTGCGCAAGACGCTTTGCGCGATGCATACGACAACGACACGCGCTATGCATTCCAGGTTATTTTCCCGTCCGGTAACGGATTCCAGTTCTTGGCCGAAGTACGCCAGCACACGTGGTCATCCGGCACGAACGGCGTTGTGGCCGCAACGTTCTCCCTGAGACTGAAGGGGAAGCCAACAAACATTGTACCTGGGCCATTAGCGTTCACAACCAATCTACCTGCTACAAAAACAGTTACGGCTGGTGCTGCATTGACGATGGTTGTTGCCGCCAGTGGTGGTGTTGCTCCTTATTCATTCAAATGGTTGAAAGACGGATCAGTGTTAAGTGGCCGCACATCAGCATCATTCAATAAATCTACTGCCGATTCTGGTGATGCCGGGGCGTATACGTGTGAAGTCACTGATTCTGCACCAACGCCAGCAACAATCACATCCGCCTCTTGCACCGTCACCATCAGCTAATCTGGAGCAACGAAAGTATGGCAAAGAAAAGCATTAAATCTCTGGCGTTAGCGCCGGGTTCGGGTTTTCTCACGAAAGCGATCGCGGTTCCAGAGTGGGAGGGCGTAAAGGTCATTCTACGCGAACCCAGCGCTGAAGCATGGCTGCGCTGGCAAGACGCGGTAAAAACTGACGATGACGGCGAATCCCTATCTGTCTCGGAACGTGCTCGTCACAATCTTCACGCTGACGCTACGCTATTCGTCGATATTCTGCGTGATGAAGACGGCGAGCCGGTATTCAGTGTTGATGATATCGAAGACGTAGAAAAGATTTACGGACCGGTACATAGTCGCCTATTGCGTCAGTCGCTGGATATCATCAACGATACCGAGATCGCTAAAAAAAAGTAGCGCAGGTAGGCATGCAGTTTCTGATGGCGCTGGCGCTCCGCTTGGGGCGCACTCTGTCAGAGCTGCGGCAGGAAATGACTGCCAGTGAATTACGGATGTGGATTGAGTACGATAAAATTTCACCGCTCGGTGACTCGCGGGGTGATATTCATGCTGCGCAAATTGTCAGTGCCGTTTATGGTGCTCAGGGTGTTAAAGTTCCGCTTACCGACGCCATGCTTAACTGGTCAGAAGAAGAGACACACGAGGCTGATCCATTTGGTAATCTGGAGGAGTTTCTTTCTATAGCTGCCAAATAGTGATAATTTTTTACTCGTTATCACGAACGGAGATTTAGAATGAGCACTGCTGGATGGATTATTGTCTTTATTTTTGCCCGTATTATAGATTTGTTTATTTGGTATTTATTAAACCGCAGCAGCGTTAGAGCCAATGAACAGATAAAAATTCTGCAAGAAATAAATGAAAAACAATCCGTGCAAATAGATCTGCTGATTTCTATTGCTCATAAAAAAGATGAGCCAGAAAAAGACTACCTTGAAGAGGCCAGGCGAAAAGCTGGCCTAACTGATTAAATCCAACCCGCTTCGGCGGGTTTTTTGTTTCTGAGGGTGATAAATGGCAACGCTGCGCGAACTGATCATTAAAATTTCCGCCAACTCGCAATCGTTCCAATCTGAAATTTCCCGCGCATCACGTATGGGGTCTGATTATCACCGCACGATGCAAAATGGCGGTCGTCAATCTGCTGCGGCTGCGCGTGACAGCCAGCGTGCATTAGCAGATGTTAATGCTCAATTGGTTTCCGTGCGTAATAGCGCCCTGAATATGACGGGGGCGTTTGCAGGCGCGTTTGCAACTGGAAACCTCATCCGTTTGGCCGATGGCTATAATTCCCTATCTGCGCGAGTAAAATTAGCAACTCAGGACGCTCAGGATTTTACTGTCGCACAGGCTGGATTGATGAGAATCAGTCAGTATACAGGCTCTGCGCTAGCTGATAACTCAGCGCTATTTTCTCGCGCCGCATCATCATTGCGCGAGTGGGGTTATGGAACAAATGACATACTGAATTTGACTGATGCGATCGCAACAGGCCTGCAAGTTTCCGGCGCATCAGCAGAAGAGACGTCATCAATGATTGTACAGCTATCTCAAGCGCTGGGTCGAGGAGTCCTGCGCGGTCAAGACTTTAACTCTGTTGCACAGTCAGGTCAGCGGATTATGAAAGCGCTGTCAGATGGCATGGGGGTAGCACAGAAAGACCTGAAGGCGATGGCGGACGCAGGACAACTGACAACAGATAAAATCGTCCCGGCATTAATCAGTCAGATCGGAAAACTGCGAGAAGAATTTGACTCAATGCCGAACAGTGTTAGCGCTGCCTCTACTCGTGTTATGAATGCATTTCAAGAATGGGTCGGCGGGGCAAATAAATCCAGTGGTGCAACTGCGTCATTGTCGTCCACACTTGATGGCGTCGCGAAAAACATAGATTCAGTTGCGACAGCGGCTGGTGTTTTGGTTGCAGTCGGGATGGCGCGATATTTTGGTAGAATAGCGTCTGGTGCATACAGTGCGACAGCGGGATTAATTTCTGCCACTAGGGGGGAGGTTGCACTAGCTGATGCGCAATTGCGCGGCACTCAAATTGCTACAGCACGGGCTCGATCTGCTGTCTATCGAGCTCAGCAGGCGTTAGTTGCAGCCAGGGGAACTGATGCGCAATCAGCCGCAGAAAAGCGCCTGTCGGCGGCTCAGGTGGCGGTAACAAGAAGCATTGCTGCGAGAACGGCAGCCCAAGCGACATTAAATAATGTCACAGCAGTTGGTTCTCGCCTAATGTCCGGTGCATTAGGCTTGGTGGGCGGCGTTCCAGGCCTGTTGATGCTTGGAGCTGGTGCCTGGTATTACATGTACCAGAATCAAGAGCAGGCACGGAGATCGGCACAGGAATATGCCAGCACTATTGATGAAATTCGTCAGAAATCGGGGGCGATGTCGCTGGTTGACGCATCTGATCATTACAATAAAACACAATCATCACTATCAGAGCAAAACCGATTAATTGATGAACAGAAAGAAAAAGTTCGTCTGATTCGAGTTGAAATCGAAGGTTATCAGCAGATGCTCGCAAACCCCGGACTCACAGTCGGCGGTTACATGATTAACCACTTGATGAGCGTTGAGGACGCAACAAACGGTATTTCAACAGCCACAGAGAACTTATCCGTTGAGCAAGACCGACTATCTCGCCTGCAAAGCAAGGCGCAAGATATTCAAAATGTTTTGGCTGGGTTGGAACATCGTCGAGTTACATTAATTCGCCAGCAAGCGTCAGAGCAGAACGCCGCTTATCAATCTCTTTTGCGAATGAATGGACAGCACACTGAATTTAACCGCCTGCTATCTCTTGGCAATGATCTATTATCCGCTCGTCAGGGTAACGCATCATTCCCGTTTCGAGTTCCTGACGCTACGCTAACCGACAAACAAAAGGATGCACTGGAAAAAAGCCGTCAGGATCGGGAGTTGTCTACGCTAAAGGGAGAAGCTAAAGAATTGGCGCGGCTGCGATATTCCGCCGATGAATTAGGACTAACAGACAATCCCTCAAATCAGAAATCCAGACAGGAGTATATTAATAATAACCTGGCTAAATGGAGAAATGACGAGGCAAACAAGCCAACAAAGAAAGGCCCCAAAACTGACGAAGAAAAGGCAGTTGATACTTACGAACGCTTAATCAAGCAGCAGCGTGAACAGTTGGCATTGGGCAGCCAGAATACCGAACTTGCAAAAATAAAGTATCAAACCACTCAGGGCGAATTATCCACTTTAACCAGTATTCAAAAACAGGAACTAGCAAGAAATGCCGCACTGATTGATCAGGCGGAAATACGGAAAAAGGCCGCTGAATACGAAAATGGTCTGATTGATTCTAATGCAAACGCAAAAACGGCGAATGATTCAAACCTAACTGGATTTGGTGAGGGGTCTCGCGTTCGTGAGCGCATGCAGGAAATGATCAGTATTCGGCGTGATTTTATTCAGAAGGATGACGAGCTACGGCGGCAGCATCAGTCAGGTGAAATTGATGACGAGTTTTTCAACCGCGCCATTGCGCTGAATAAACGTTATCTCGATAAGCGCCTCAGTGACCAGCAAATGTATTACTCATCACTGGATGACCAGCGTAATAACTGGATGGGCGGTCTGCGTGATGGTTTCGCTGATTGGGCTGATGAAGCGACGGATTACGCAACCCAGGCATCACAGGGTATGAGAACAGCAATGGGTAGCGCTGTAGGTTCTATCACTGAAATGCTAAACGGTAATATGAGTAGCTGGAAAGATTGGGGCGTTGGCGTCCTGAAAATTATCCAGAATGTATTGGTTAACATGGCCGTGGCAAATGCTGCAAACGGTGCGAGTAGTATTATCGGCACTATGTTTGGCATTGGGGCATCAGCGATGGCTGGGGGGGCAGGGGCGGCATCGGCAAACAATGCATTCTCTACTGGGGCATATAGCAATTTGACCTTCAATGCGCTGGGCGGTGTATATGATTCTCCGTCACTCAGCGCATATAGCGGGGGTGTTTACAGCACGCCACAGTTGTTTGCCTTTGCGAAAGGCGCTGGCGTGTTTGGGGAGGCGGGGCCAGAGGCGATCATGCCACTCACTCGTGCCGCAAATGGTTCGTTGGGCGTAAGGGCAATTATGCCGGATGTTCAGTCTGCAAATAGCGGAGGAAATGTTTACGTGACTATCAACGAGAGCGGTACCGCCTCCGTTTCGGGTAATGGCGATCAAAATTTCGCCCGTGAATTTACGCAGATAATTCAGCGTGAATACCGAAAGTTGCGCGATAAAGACCTGTCTCAGGGCGGAGCGTTAAACCGAGCCATTACGGGGCGGCGATGATATGGAAACGTTCATTTTCTGCCCTCGCGTTAACCCAGAGGGCGCTTTTACTCAGCGAACGCGATCGATACAGTTCGGCGACGGTTACACGCAGCGTTCAGGCGATGGGATTAACGGTGAGTCACAGAGTTGGCCATTAACGTTTGTTGGCGACAATTCCCATGTTCAACCAATTGCGTCGTTCCTGCGTCGCCACAAAGGCTATGCCGCGTTTCAATGGACAAACCCGTTGTCAGAGTTAGGGCTATATTGTTGTCCTGATGGGTTCAACATTACAGCTATGGGTAAAAATAGCAGGGGTGATCAGGTGTTCCAACTCACCGTAACTCTTATCACTGCATATCATCCATAAGAGGCGTAAGGCACAATGATCTCTAGGTCAACTGGTGGTAGGATGACCACGATTGTAACTACACATGGACGCAGCATATGAAAAAAATAATTTTTTTTCTTGGTGCCATTGTTTTATCTGGGTGTTCCAGACCGCACGGGCCAGCAGAAAAAATCCTAAACCAAGAGTTGATCACACCAAATAATATTGAGCAACAAACAAAAATTACAGTCACCAGGAATAAACAATTTATAGGCGGTGGCAGTGGTGGTATGTGTAAATTCTTGGTTTCAATTGATGATCGAGATATAGCTCTATTAAGACAGAACCAGTTTGTGACCGCTTATATAAATAACGGATTGCATAAACTGCGAGTCAGCAATGAATGCAATGTGCTTTCAATGGGAATGAGAAAAACTCTCGATGTTATTGCAGATGGAAGTGAGCATGAATATGTCACCGAAATAGGTATGTGGGGGCAGTATAGGATGTGGAGAACAAAATAACTCTTTTATACTAACCCCATAATCAACCCGCGTAATTGCGGGTTTTTTTATGAGATAAAAACATGTTATTAAATACAGACTCCCAGAAACTGGAGCCTGGAGATCGCGTGCGCCTGTTTGAAGTGGATTGCACTGCATTCGATGGCCCAGAATTGTATTTTCATAATCACATCATTCAACACACGGCGTCAGAAATTGAAGTGGCGGGCGGGGATGAAACAAAGCTGTTAGCTAAATCCATCTACTGGCAGGGTGTCGAATACAAAGCGTGGCCGACGCAGATTGAAGGGTTGGAGATGACCAGCGACGGCAGTGCCCCGACCCCGACACTATCAGTCGGGAACATCGATGGAACAATTACGGCGCTGTGCCTTGTTTACCAGAATCTTGCTCAGGCTACAGTACGTATTCACACCACGTTTTCGCATTATCTCGATGCTATAAATTTCTCTGATGGCAATGACGAAGCCGATCCGACACAGGAACGGTTAGAGGTCTGGTACATCGACAGCAAAATACGTGAGGATGATGAAGCGATCGCGTTCCAGCTATCGTCTCCTGCTGATTTGCAGGGAATTATGATCCCTACCCGTCAGATTCACAGCCTCTGTACCTGGTGCCAGCGCGGACAGTATCGCGGGGCGTCGTGCGGATATACCGGTGCTAACTATTTTGATGCAGATGGTAATCCCGTTGACGATCCGGCACTGGATGAATGCTCTGGCCTGTTATCGACCGGCTGCAAACCCCGCTGGGGTGAAGATGCGGAATTGCCATTCGGCGGATTCCCCGGCTCGGCGCTGATAAAGAGGTAATCGTGAAAATCAGCAAATTAATCATTACAGAAATACTCACTCACGCAGAGCAAGAATATCCGCGTGAATGCTGCGGTGTCATTGTGCAAATCGGCAGAAAGCAGCGTTACGTTAAATGTCGCAATACTGCGGCTGAACCCAACGACCAGTTTTCTATGAGCCCAGAAGACTACGTAGAGGCAGAAGACTCAGGCACGATCATTGCTATCGTTCACAGTCACCCTGACTCGACAACGCAGCCCAGTAATCTCGATCAGGCGCAGTGTGGCCTGTCACAGGTGCCGTGGGTTATCGTAAGTTGGCCGGAGGGAGACATTCGCACCACCATGCCGACTGAGGGAGTTAAACCCCTGTTAGAGCGCCCATTCGTTCACGGCATTTGGGATTGCTACGCCATTGTGCGCGACTGGTATCAACTGGAGCGCAGCATTACGCTGCCTGATTTCGCACGTTCAGACGGATGGTGGAACCGTGCCGAAAACCTCTACATGAAACATTATGCTAGTGCGGGCTTTTCTGCTGTCAGCGGTGAGCTACAGTCTGGCGATGTAATCATTATGCAGGTGCGAGCAGATGAGCCTAATCACGCTGGGGTTTATATCGGAAATGGCGAAATGATGCATCACATGCACGGACAATTAAGCCAGAAAGTGCCATACGGTGGCTACTGGTTGGACAGAACAATAACCTGCTTACGATATACAGGGGGTGGCAATGTCGGTAGCAATTGAGTATCAGCCACTGAAGACTATCCGCTTATATGGTGTTCTTGGGGCGACGTTTGGCCGTGTGCACCGTCTGGCGGTTGGTAGTCGACAGGAAGCGATAAAAGCCCTCTGCGTTATTATCCCCGGTTTTGAAAGGTTCCTACTGACGAGTAAATCGCGTGGACTGACCTATGCCGTATTTGACGGCAAACGGAATCTGTCTAAAGACGAACTGGATTTCAACGTTAGTAACGAAATCCGTATTGCGCCGATCATTGTCGGGAGTAAACAGAACGGATTATTTCAGGTCATTTTAGGGGCAATACTTGTCGTTGCTGGGTATTTCACATTCGGCACCACATCAACGATCGGTGTCAGCATGATGATGGGCGGCGCATCAATGGCACTGGGTGGTGTTATTCAGATGTTGACGCCAGTTCAGGGAGGTTTATCAATGCGTGAATCTCCCGACAACAAACCCTCTTATGCCTTTGGTGGTCCAGTTAACTCCATCGCGCAGGGTAATCCAGTGCCGATTCTATATGGCCGTCGCAGAATAGGTGGCGCAATTATTTCAGCGGGTATTTACGCAGAAGACCAGCAGTAACGTTTTCATTCATTATCAGAACCCGCCGCGAGCGGGTTTTTTCGTTTCTGAGGTATCCATGCAATCAGTGATTGAAGGTAGAAAAGGCGGCAGCAGTAATGCGCGAACGCCCGTTGAGTCTCCTGACTCTATTCAGTCAACGTCTTATGCAAAAATCCTGCTGGCACTGGGGGAGGGGGAGTTTAAGGGCGGTCTGGATGGTACTCGCATCTTTCTTGATGGGACTCCGATCACTGATGCTAACGGCAACGCCAATTTTTCAGGCGTTACGTGGGAGTTTCGGCCAGGTACGCCAGATCAGTCGTACATCCCCGGCTTCCCTGGCGTTGAAAATGAAATCACTGTCAGCACGGAATTAACGAGCCAGTCCGCGTGGGTGCGTTCACTGACGAATACCCAACTTTCCGCCGCTCGCCTGCGTTTCTCGTGGTCTGCGCTACAACAACAGCAGGATAACGGCGACGTGAGCGGTTACCGCGTTGAGTATGCTATCGATGTGGCCACTGATGGCGGCAGCTATCAGGAGCTACTGAAAACTGCCGTGGATGGGAAAACCACGACTAAATACGAGCGGAGTCACCGCATCGATCTACCCACAGCAAATACGGGCTGGCAAATCCGTGTACGTCGAATCACGCCAAACTCAACGAGTAATCGCATAGCTGATCGTATGGTTATTGAAGCGATTACAGAAGTGATCGATGCGAAACTGCGTTATCCCGAAACAGCTCTGCTATTCGTACAATTTGACGCTAAACAGTTCCAGAACATCCCGGTTGTTTCATGTGATCCTGATGGCCGTATCATTCGCATTCCGTCTAACTATGACCCTGTTGCGCGTAGCTATAGCGGGACGTGGGATGGTTCGTTCAAATGGTCATGGACAAATAACCCCGCGTGGATTTACTACGACATCCAGATCAGTGAGCGTTTCGGATTGGGACAACGCATTAAAGCTGAAAATCTGGCGCTAACGAAATGGGATTTATACCGGATTGCTCAGTATTGTGATCAGCCTGTCCCTGATGGTCGCGGCGGGAGCAGCACAGAGCCGCGTTTCATGTGCGATGTGTACATTCAATCTCAGGAAGATGCATGGACTGTGCTCAACGATCTAGCTGGCATATTCCGTGGTGCGACATTCTGGGCAAATAACCAGATGAACGTAATCGCTGATATGCCCCGCGATATTGATTACATCGTGACGCGGGCGAACGTTAAAGACGGCAAGTTCACATACAGCAACGCGAGTGAGAAAACGCACTACAGCACGGCGATGGTTGCATGGTCTGACCCTGCTAATGCATATCAAGACGCAGTAGAGCCGGTTCCAGACAATAAACTGGTCAAGCGTTATGGAATTAAACAGGCGGATATTACTGCCATTGGTTGTATCCGTCAGACAGAAGCAATCAGGCGTGGTAAATGGATTCTGCACACTAACGATGCCGATCGTGCCATTTCGTACACGATGGGGTTGGATGGCGATATTCCTGTACCTGGCTCAATTGTCGGCGTTGCTGATGCACTGTTAGCTGGTCGTCCGCTCGGTGGCCGCATCAGCTCCGTTGATGGTCGTAACGTTACCCTCGATCGCGTGTCGTCAGCCGCTATTGGTGAGCGCCTGATTATCAACCTTCCAAGCGGGAAGGCTCAGGGCAGAACGATTGAAGCCGTCAACGATAGAATCGTTACGGTTACGACTGAATACAGTGAAACGCCGATCGCGGAATCAGTTTGGGCTGTCGATGCCACTGATTTAGCACTGCAACTGTATCGCGTTATCGGCGTTGTAGAAGGCGATGATGGTGTGTCATTCGATATTACCGGAATTCAGTATGACCCGGATAAATGGGCTAAAATCGACACTGGTGCACGTATCGAATCGCGCCCGATCAGCGTTATTCCTCCATCCGTGCAACCAGCGCCTGCAAACGTTGCAATCAGTAGCTATAACGCCGTCGATCAAGGCATAAACATTACTACGCTGCGTGTGACGTGGGACCGTGCGGAAAGCGCAATAGCATATGAAGCTCAATGGCGCAGGGATAATGGAAACTGGATAAATGCCCCGCGCACATCAGCGCTGGGTTTTGAAGTATCGGGTATTTATGCCGGGCGTTATCAGGCGCGAGTTCGAGCTATCAATGCGTCTGAAATTTCAAGTATGTGGGCGAATGCACAGGAAACTACGTTGAACGGCAAGGAGGGCAATCCTCCGGCACTGGCATCATTCACGACTACCCCGCTAGTTTTCGGCATCCAACTTGACTGGGCTTTTCCTGCTGACACAGCCGACACACTGAAAACAGAGATTCAGTATTCCGCTACGAGTGACGGACAGAATGCGTTGCTACTTGCTGATGTGACGTATCCGGCGCGTTCATATCAGCAGATGGGGCTGAGCATTGGCCAGGAGTTTTTCTATCGGGCGCGGATCGTAGATAAATCCGGCAATCAAGGCCCGTGGACTGGGTGGGGGCGCGGAGAATCGAGTACTGACGTCAGTGATATCACTGACATTATTGTTAAGGAAGTCACCGATACCGATGCGTGGAAATCCCTGATTGGCGATATCGAAAATAATTCCCAGCACATCGCAGAGCAGGCAGGTCAAATCGCTGACGGCATGCGTGACAGTGTCGAGCAAGCCAAAGCCACAATCCGTAATAGCCTGGCTAACGACTCTGAAACTCGACGATGGAGAGCGCAGAACGGCGCGCGGACGGCAGAGATAACAGAGACACGCGTTGCAATTGCCAGTGAAGTCGAAGCCAGAACGATTGCGTTACTCGAAATGCAGTCAAATATCGGCACGACTAACAGCAATCTGAACTCACTACAGCAGACTGTCACGACACTGGAACAGACGACAGCGCAGAACATCGACAGCCTGAACAGTAAAATGACGACTGCTGAGGAGGGAATAGAGGGCAACTCAACAGCGATTGGCGGTCTGCAAACAACAGTTTCGCAGCACAGTGGACAGATTGAATCTCAGAGCAGCGCTATCACACAGCTTGGCTCGTC